AACTTATACTGAATATTGATAAAATTTTTTATTAAATTTTTATTGGTATTCAGTTTTTGTTGTTTAGAGATAGATTGGCATTTTTTATTTTTTCAAATAAATCAATGACTATATAATTAAGAACTTATTAAATTTTAATTATACAATTTGGAATAGTATTACAACTTAAGTAAATATTAAGTTTTATTCGTTAGATTTATTATTAATACCTTATATTAGTTATGGTTGTTATATACTCTAAAGCCTTGAAATTACAAGTGTATAGCTGACTATATAAATTTGATAATTTTAGCTTTTAAAATAGATAAATTAGATTTTGCCACCCATTTGCCACCGTATTATATTTTTGGGTGGCAAACTCTAATTTGTAATTTTTTCAAATATATCTACAGTTTCATTTTTCATTTTATCAGTTACATGTGAATAGGTATCCATTGTAGTTGATAGTTGGCTATGACCCAAACGGTTTTGTATGTCTTTAATGTTAGCACCATTTTCTAATAATAGAGTAGCATGTGCATGTCTTAAAGAATGAAAATGGAAGTCATTGTTTAAAGCTACTCGAATTTGTCTTACTATAGTGTCTAAAGTGTGAGTATTCACTTGTTGACCATTTTCTTTGGTACATACCCAATCACTATCAAAGTAAAATTCTCCATATTTTAATTTCATTTTCTTTTGATATAATTTATGTTCTTTTAATGCCTTTATTAAAGTGTCACCTGTAAATATAGTTCTGCAAGAACTTTCTGTTTTTGGTTGCCCTAATTCAAACATTCCATTTGGTTTTTTAATCAAAGTATGCTTTACTGTGATAGTTTTATTATCAAGGTCTATATTATCCCATTTTAGTGCAATAATTTCACCTCTTCGCATACCAGTATGAAATCCAATTAGTAAAACTATACGTTGAAATGAATCTTGAGGAAATATATTTAGTATTTGATTAAATTCTTCTAATGTAATAGTTTTAACTTTATTAGTTTCTGTTTTAGATTTAGTTTTTGGTATGCTTACATATTGCATAGGGTTTTCTCGTATGTGTTTGTAAGGATGGACTGCTGATTTTAATGACCTATGTAATATGGCTTTTAATACTTGTAATGTATTTTGAGAGTAATCATCTTTGTACTTTTTATTTATGAAGTTTTGTAGTATTGCAGGAGTTAAAGCTTTTACTTTGTAAGCTCCTAGTTTTGGCTTTATATGTTTTTCTATGTTTATTCGGTAGCTTTCTTGAGTGTTGTATTTACAGTTAAGTAAGACATATTCTTTGTACCAAAAGTCTAAGTAGTCTGATAAACTGATATTGCTTTCTTCAAATACTATGCCAGAGTTTTCATATTCATTTAGTGCTTCTCTTAAGGCTTTTTCTGCTTCTTTTTTAGTATTGCCTCCAACTCTTTCTACTTTTTTTCTTTTTCCTTCTACTATGCCTAGGTCAAAGTAGTAATACCATTTGTTACTTCTTTTTCTTACTCCACCTTTCATAATAGTATCCCTCCCTTTTAGAATGTATGTTTGTTTGGTGTTTATATAAAAGAGCAGATTAACTGCTCTTTATATACTTTTGTTATGTACAATATTATCTTAATTTTGTTTATCTGGTTTTCACTTAATCATTTTCTTAATATTCTTACAATTTTTTAGCTTTTATGTGTAGTTTATTATAATAATATTGAAATATATATTTATTAAGTAAAAAATCTATAAAAGTAGAATAAATGAGTTTAAAAAATATCCTCATATATGTAGAAATTTGGCAAATTAGTTAATACTAAAAATCTATTATTTCCTAAGTCCAACATGCTTTTCTTTTTTGATAGAAATTCTAATCTTTTTAGTAAGAAGTTGATGCTAACTTGTAATTCTTCAGCTATTTCGTATACACTTGTAGCGTGTGAATTAATAACATGTATTATTTCTTCTTCTGTTATAAGAAATTCACATGCCCATTTTAGTGCTTTGTTTTCAGTTTTGTCTATTAAGATTTTATTTTTGTAACTGTTTTTTGAAGATACATAGTTTCCAACACTGGTAAAATGATGTCCTAATTCTTCTGCTAAGATTTCTATTAGTTTAGCATTGTTTTGTTTTAATGAATTAAGTAATGATATAATCTTTAGTCCTTGTCTGTTTATATACAATCCTTTTATGTCATCTGCTATTTTGTCAGTGTAGTAAATTTCTATCTCTTCATTATTTGCTAAGTCTAAAAGTGCGTCTAGTTTGTTCATTGAAATCCCCCTATAAAAAGAATGTATTTTTGATTTTTGTTATATATAAAGAGCAGGTGTGAACTGCTCTAAATATTCATTTTTTATCCAAAAAAGATTGGATAATTTTAGCTGTAGACAAAATATGGATTATAGTATATGATTATAATATAATTACATATAATATATGTAAGCACTTACAAATGTGTGTTAGTATAGTTAGCACTAAATTTGTATTTGTGCTTAAAGCGATTAAAGGAGTTTTGGAGCGGTGGGTAGAGTTTTACTCACTATAACCAAGACTCTTTTGCATATTAGAGTATTTCATGTAGTCATATATTCTAATAAGCCTTCTTAAATTTGTTTTTTCGCTTGTTTTTGCAGACTCTAAAATATTAGGATTTTCCTCAAATATTTTCTTAAGTAGATTTTCTAACTGTTCAGTGTCAATTTCTTTTTCTTCTAAAAAAGCAATAAGTCTTGTAGCTTTTTCAAATGATTGATGTTCATCATTCCAAATACCATAAACACTTCTATTTTTTATGTAAGTATTATTTCTATTTTTTTTAATACTATTGCTAATAATATTTTCAAAGTCACTTTCTAGTGCAATTGTCCTATAATCTGGAAATTCAAGTGTGCTATTAAAAAGATGTTTATTTAATGGTAATTTATTATATTGCTTAATTAAAGATGGATAAGCATATTCAAGTAATTCATCTGATGAAAATTCTAAGTCATTCATGACTATATCACGATACCATTCATCAAAACTTAATCCTTTTAATCCTTTAAGACCAAAATCACTTGCCTTGCCAACTGCTAAAACTAAATCTTCATCTTTTATTCTTGTATCATCAACACTACCAACCCGAATTTTAGCAGTAGGTTTGTTAGTAATTGTGAAATCGTAAAATTCTTGTTTGAACATTCTTAATATTCTAACTGGTAATTTTGATTTTTTTTCAGATAATGCCTCATAGAGTAAATTAAAATCCTCCAGTTTAATTTTAGTCATAGTAATCATTTTATTATCAAAAACAATTGTATGACTTGATATTTCTATATCATTAAAGTTTTTTTCATACTCAATGAATATGAAACGTTCCTCGAGTTTTTTAGCATTTTCATTAGATAGACAATTAACTATAGCATTAAGTATTTTTTTTATATTTACATCTGTAACAGAGTAACCAATAAATATGATAGGAAACTCAACAAATATAGTCATTAGCTTAGCTGCCAAGTAGGCACTTTTGCTGTCAAAGTCTATATAATCAGCTTCATTTATTACAATACTATTTGGAGAAGAAACACATCCATGAATTTTATAAATTTCTGCAATACCTTGTATAGATGAAAAAACTAAATTTTCTTGACCTATATATGTTGTATAATTATCAACGATAGTTTCCAAAAAACAATCATAATTTGTTGTAATAAATCCTGATAAACTTTTTTTAGAGATATTACTAAGTTTTTCAACTTCATCTTGATATTTATCTACTATTTTAGAATTATTTTTAATATACATAGCAATTTCTGCCTTAAATGGAGAAACTCCTGATTTAACAATATCTAAATACTTAGAGTCTAAGCTTCGTATAGAAGAATCTGAAAACCATTTTTTATTAAAATCATTTTCAATAAGTTCTGCAATTCTAGGATTTATACCCATTTTTGGGTTCTCTGATTTTGCTTTATTTTTATAACTTGTATATATAAAGTCATCATTACTAATTTTTTCTGCAAAGACTTTTAGTAAATCCTCCCAATTTGGAAGATTATAGTATCTTCTAGTTAAACCAGAACCAACAAATAAAAATGGTGTAGCATTAAATCGGTTTATGACATCTGATATTATAGATTTCATATAATTTATCACCTACTTTTAATTTATTTTTTATACTTATTTATTAAAAATTCAATATAATCATTGAGTTGTTCTTGAGCTTCCTCTGGTAAATCTTTGTGAGGATTAACTCTATGTGCAGCTACAGTGTCTATATCATTTTTTACAATAGACCTACCTAATAAATAATCAGTAGTCACATTAAATATTTCAGCAAGGCTAGATAGCATATAAGCATCAGGAACTGTCTTTCCTTGTTCATAATAACCATAAGCGCTTTTGGTTAAGTTTAATTTATTTGCAACATCTTCTTGAGTCATATTTTTTTCAGCTCTAAGTTCTTTTAGTCTTTTTTGAAATAATGTATTATTACAAGAAGTTTTGCTAGAAATATTGCTTGCTTTATTATCATACCTACCTATTAAATAATCAACAGTAGTGCCAAAATATTCAGCTAAACTAGATAACATTTCTGGGGTAGGTGTTCTTTTACCTTGTTCATAAAATCCATATGCACTAGTAGTTATGTTAAGATAGTTGGCAATTTCTTTTTGCATTACACCTTTTTCTTTCCTAAGAAATTTCAATCTATCTGATAAAATGCTCATATAATCACTCCTCTTAATAAAGTTGCCTTTATTAAATAATACAACAAATAGTTGTAAAATGAAATAAAAAAATAAAAAAACTATTTACAAACAACATATAGTTGTGTATTATATAAGTATAAACAACAAAATGTTGGTAAGGAGGATATAGCTTGAACAATCTAAAGGAACTTAGGACAGAAAGGAATTTAAAGCAAAAAGATGTTGCATTAAAAGTAGGTATAACTACTAGTTATTATGGAATGATTGAAAGTGGAACAAGAGTACCAAGTTTAGCAATAGCAATAAAATTATCTAAATGTTTTGGAGTATCAATAGAAAAAATTTTTTTAAATACAAATACAACAAGATGTTGTTTAAAAGAGAGGAGTTAAATATGAAAGATTTAAAAATAGTAAAAGTTAATAATAAACTAACAACTGACAGTAGAGATATAGCTCTAATGGTTGAAAAAGAACACAAGATTTTACTAAGGGATATAAGAAATTATATAAACCAAATGGAAGAAGCCAATAAAAACATGAGTACAGATTTGTACCCATCTGATTATTTTATTGAAAATACTTATTTAGATGATTATAAAAGAGAGAAGCCATGCTATGCAATAACAAAGATAGGTTGTGACTTCATAGCAAATAAAATGACAGGCATAAAAGGTACGGCATTTACAGGAATATATACAAAAAAATTTGAAGAAATGGAGCAAGTATTAAAAAATGAACAACCTAAACTACCAACTACATATAAAGAAGCATTACAACATCTTATAGAGCAAGTAGAAGTAAATGAGAAATTACAACTAGAAGGAAAAATGAAAGACCAAGTAATAAAAGAACTAAAACCAAAGGCAGATTATACAGATATGATACTTAAAAACAAAGGACTTGTCACAATAACTCAAATAGCAAAAGACTATGGAATGAGTGGAAAAGAAATGAATAAAATACTTCATGAAAGAGGGATTCAATATAAACAAAGTGGACAATGGCTTTTATATAAACAACACCAAGGGAAGGGATACACTCATTCAGAAACAATAGACATAACTAGAAGTGATGGAATGACTGATGTAAAAATGACAACTAAGTGGACTCAAAAGGGAAGATTGTTTTTATATGACTTATTAAAAGTAAATAACATATTACCAGATATAGAAAAAGAGTATAGTTATCAAACTTCAATGTTATGTTAGTACTTTGAAAAATAAATACAGAATATTCAAAAAGAGGTGATTTAAAGGTTGAGTAATAGAAAGAAGTATACCTTGAGTATTACGAAAGAATTATACAATAAATGTAAAGAAAAAGCTAATCAAAGAGGTATGTCAGTGAATGATTACATACTATCAGTGATTAGCAAGAGTATATAAATTATTCTTCAATATTAATTTTAATTTCTCCTTTTCTTTGCTCATAATCTTCAATATGTTTTTTTATTATTTGTTCAATTTCCTTATTAGCAGAACGACCTTCGCTTTCAGCTATATATTTAATTTTTTCAAGCAGAACTCTGTTTATTCTTAAAGTGTATTTAGGTAGTGAAGTTGACATAATAATACCTCCTTTTTAAAGTCTAAATGATGTCATAATTATATCATAAAAATAATTTATAGAAAATCTATAAAATATATTGACGGCATAAAGACGGCGTGATATTATTAAAACAAGAAAGGGGTTGACGGCAAAATGAACTCAAATAAAAAGAGAATAACTGTTAGGATGCCAGAAAAATTAAATGAAGAAATAACGAAAAAATCAAAATACTTAGGGTTAACTAAGAACTCATTTATATTAGATATACTATGGAAGGAATTTGAGTTATTAGAATATAGAAGTTATAAAAAGGAGGTAGATAAACATGAATAACTTACAAGTAATAGAAAGAAATAATGAGAGAGTTCTAACTACACAACAATTAGCAGATGTATATGAAACTGACTCAAGAAATATAAGTAACAATTTCAACAATAACAAAGATAAGTTTATTGAAGGTAAACATTATTTTTTATTGCAAGGTGATGATTTAAAGAATTTTAAAGGCATTCATACAGAATATGAAAACCTAAAATTTGCTTCAAAAATGTATCTTTGGACTGAAAGAGGAGCAAATAGACACTGCAAAATATTAGATACAGATAAGGCTTGGGAACAGTTTGATAATTTAGAGGAAACATATTTCAAAGTTAAGCAACATAAGCCAACTTGTATAGAAGATGTATTAATAGAAAGTTTAAAAGAAATGAAAGATTTAAGACTTCAAGTTAATCAAGCAAATAGCATTGCTTTAGAAGCAAAGACAGAGGTTGAAACAATAAAAGATGTAGTTTCATTAGACTCAAATAGTTGGAGAACAAATACACATCAACTAATTGCAAGAATAGCAAAAAAACAAGGTGGTTTTGAACATATAAATATGCTTAGAACAGAAAGTTATGAATTATTAAATAAGAGATTTGGAGTTGACCTACATAGAAGATTGATCAATAAAAGAAGAAAAATGGCAGAAGAAGGTGTATCTGAATCTAAAAGAGAGAAAGTTAACAATTTAGATGTAATACAAGATGATAAGAAACTCATAGAAGGGTATGTTGCTATTGTAAAAGATATGGCTTTAAAATATGGAATATCAAGTGATTTAAGCAAAAATTAAGTTAAATCACAACAGCACTTTGAAAACTAAATATAAAATAAAAATATCTCCCTTAAAAGTTTTTTAAAGAGAGATAAACACTTTATTTTGTAACTATTTGAATACATGATGGATGAATGCAATAGTTTTTATCTTTGTAATTTATAGAAACATAATTACTAGAGTACATTTTATCAAGGTTTTCATTAATATATTCAATTGCATTACAGCCATTTATAGAGCCAATATCAGTTATATCAATCCAGTTATTAAATATCTTAACATAAACAAACTTCATGATAACACCAACTTTCATTAGAATTTAAGTTAATTATAACATGGTGTACTGAGATAATGTGTTAAGAAATAGATACAGAATATTCAAAAGAGGTGATTAGATGGAAATAGAGCAAACAACAATACGCCTGCTAAAAAGCAGACGAAAGTTGAATATTAATTTCTATTTTGGTTAGGCGAAAGACCTAACAAAAAATCTGTAGATACATTAAGTTTGTTAGAAATTAATATTAAAGTTTCTAGATTTGGTTCTCTTGAACCAGCTTCATAATACTGATATGCACGTTCTGAGATACCAAACAAACTAGCAAATTGCTTTTGAGTCATATTCATTTGCTTTCTTACTAGCTTAATATTATCTTTGAATTTAGTCATAACTACACGCTCCAATAAAAAAATAAATAAATTTCTTGACACGAACAATATTAGCGTGTAATATATAAAACATAGCACGAACAATATTGGCGTGTTAAATAAAAAGGAGAGGGTGAAAATAAATAATAATTTAAAACTACAACGTGAAAAAATTGGCTTAACACAATTAGAGGTTGCTCAAAAAGCCAAAATAACAGAGAGAAGCTATCAATATTATGAAGCTGGCGAACGTCTCCCAAACATTCGTACAGCTTTAAAGATAGCTATAATTTTAAATACTAATTGTGAAAAACTCTTTAATGAATAATAGCATAAAAGGACTCAGATTACAAGAAAGGAGCTTTAGATATGAATAATTTGCAACTTAACAATAAAAATACAATAACAACATTAGAAATTGCTGATATGTTAGAAATCAGACACTGGGAAGTCTTAAGGAAATTAGAAGGAACAGAAAAAACAAAAGGAATTATTGATATTCTTAACGACAACAATTTTGTTGTGGTTGATTACTTTATAAAATCAACATATTTGGATTCAAAAAATGAAAGTAGACCTTGCTATAATGTAACAAAATTAGGTTGTGACTTTCTAGCAAATAAATTTACTGGAGAAAAAGGTATTATTTTTACAGCTAGATATGTAAGAAGATTTAATGAAATGGAACGAGTATTAAAAGAACAACAACCTAAACTACCAACTACATATAAAGAAGCATTGCAACAGTTATTAGTAGAAGTTGAAGAAAAAGAACAATTACAATTAGAAAATCAAGAAAAAGATAAGGTAATTCAGTTACAGCAACCAAAAGTACTGTTTGCTGATGCAGTTTCAGCTTCAAACAATTCTATATTAGTTGGAGAACTTGCAAAACTTATAAAACAAAATGGAGTAGATATAGGACAAAACAGATTATTTACCTGGATGCGAGAAAATGGATATTTAATTAAGCGTAAAGGTGAAGATTATAATATTCCAACACAGAAAAGTATGAATCTAAGAATAATGGAAGTTAAAAAAAGAGTAATTAATAATCCTGATGGAAGTACTAAAGTAACTAGAACAGTAAAAATAACTGGAAAAGGTCAAGTTTATTTTGTTAATAAGTTTAAAAGTAGTAAACAATTATCAATGTTAAGTTAAATCATAACAGTACCTTGAAAACTAAATACAGAATATTTTGGAAAGGAGAGATTGAATTGGAAAATAAGAAAATAGAAGAAATAGAGAAAAGAATAACCATGCTTGAAAATCAATTGCAAGCACAGTTATTTAGTCAGATAACAGCTCAATCAAATAGTGATTTTATAGATTATATGTACCAATGTATAGTTTTGTATTTACATGAGATGAATAAAAGTGAAAAAAGAAAAATTAGTGAAATTACTAAAGAAAGAATCAGAAAATAAGAATGATAATTACAATATAAAACCTATTCTTCTAGCAGGTTTTGAAGGGTCAGTTTTCTTTACTGAAGTTATCATAAAGTTTATCTGTGATGTGTGTTGAAGAATTTCAGAATAAACTCCATTTACTATGCCGTAGTAGTGAATTAGACAAGGGTTATGATAACCTACTTCTTCAACAATCATTAATACATCTTTTCCAAAGTTAGTCAATTTTAGTGCAATTTCATGTTCATCATCAAGTTCTTTTTCAAATTCCTCTATAGATTTAAGAATAATTTTATATTGAAATTCAGCATAGTAAAAATACTCTGTGTTAGAAGTATCAGAGACTGTCTTTCTTATACTTTCTTGTAATTCTTTAGATATATTGTTTGAAAACTGCATAATACACCATCCTTTTGAAAATTTTGGAATTTATTCCATGTTTATATTATACCATGTAGAACTGAGGTGAATACAATGTTAATAGGCGACAATATAAAGCAAATACTAAGAAAAAGAGATATAAAACCTTATAAATTAGCAAAGGAATTAAATATAGATGTAAGTGGTCTATATAAATTGTTGAAGAATAAAAATTCTAATCCAACTATAGATACTCTAATAAAATTAGCTGATTATTTAGATATTACATTAGACGAATTAGTTGGAAGATAAATATTTGAAAAGAGGGGAGAGAATTTTAACATGGATATTTCTGAAAGTATAACAAAGCAATTTAGTGATAGTTTAAAAAGTTTAATAGAAATAGAGATAAATAAACAAGAAACAGATAGAGTTAAGAGTCAAACTGTTGAACAAAAGGTAAAAGTACTGGAGCCTAAAGATATAGTTGTTTTAATAAAAAGAGGTTATCCAAATTATTTGATAACAGTAGAAGAAGCAAGGGGAATTTTAAAATTAGATACAGTTTTTATGCGTAGGTTAGTGAGCACAGGTTTGATAAAATCACTGGCTAGAGGTGATGGTAGAAAAATTTCAAGATATGAAGTTGATGATTTTATTGAAAGAAATCAAGGTAAAAATTTGGATGAACTTTTAAAAGTAGCAGAGAGGGGGGATGAAATTGTTAAGCCTTAATACTAATAAGAATAATATAGTAACTCTTAAAAAAGATGGAAAAGCTATAGCAGACATAGTATTTAAAGATATTAAAACTGGTAAGAAAATATCGGTTGGAGTATTAAATAAAAAAGTGCTGGTCAAATAACCAACACACAAAAAAATAAAAAATAAAATATAACACAAACAAATTATAGCACAAAAAGAATGGATTTAGAATAGGTAATATAACATTCTAAAAGGTTTAATGTGTAATAATTGTAACAATTTAGAATGTAGCTTATATAGATAGTAATAAATTGGGAGGGATTTAAATGGAAGCAGCTAGACTAATAGCAATAGGTCAAATTAAACAAGCAGAAAAAGAAATATGTAAATTACAAGGTACAAAAAATAATAGTAGTTTAATGTGGTGGGAAGCCGTAAAATTTGCTAGTCAAAATATATTAGAGGGTCTTGAACATGACATTGAGTTAGAAGCTTCTATTGAGTTTAGAGAAGCTATGATGTATCAAGAAGAACTTGAAAAAGATAGACCAATAGATGTCCAGATATAAAAAAAGAGCCTTCGCACAGGCTCTAAGTGAAAATAAGTTACAAAAATTATAGGTATATTATAACATAAGGGGGAATAAATGAAAACAAAAAATGAAATAATTAAGGGTTTAGAAGATAGATTATTTTTATTAAGATTTACAACAGTAGATGAAGTAGATTGGGATGTAAAATTTGGACAAATATCAGCATTAGAATTTTGTATAGATAAACATAGAAAAGGATGCACTTTGGAACAATTCAAAGAACATTTAGACGAATACAAATTACAAGGGAACTATGGTGATTATATAGATGGTTTTGTGTCAGTTTTAGAAAGAAATATTAGAGAAATGGAGGGAGAAATTGATGGAAGTGAATAATATTTACATAAAATTGATGGATGTAAGAATTAAGTTTAACAAATTAGATATAAAAAAGAGTGGTCAAAACAAGTTTGCTAACTTTAAATATTTTGAGTTAGCAGACTTCTTACCTCAAGCAACAGAGCTGTTACAAGAAGCTAAATTATGCCCTATAGTGACCTTTACAAATGATTATGCAACTCTAACATTGATTAATGGAGAGAAACCAACAGAAGAGATAATATTTACTTCTCCAATGAGAGAATTACAATTAAAAGGCTCTAATGAGTTACAAGCATTAGGAGGAATTGAAACATATCAGACAAGGTATTTGTACATTCAGTTATTAAACATTACAGAAAATGATACTTTTGATGCTACTAGTGGAAAAGAAGATTATAAAAGAAATGACTTAACAAACTCCTCTATTAAAGCAAGTGAAAATGGTCAAATAAAAATAAGTCAAAATCAAATAAAAAGATTGTTTTCAATAGGAAATACAATAGGCAAAGATTCAGATAGAGTAAAAAGTGAAGTGTATTATAAGTTTAATAAAGAAGTTAAAGATTTAAGTAAACAGGAATATGACCAGATATGTGTTGGATATGAGAAATTACAAAGGGAAAAAGGAATAATTAAGTAGGTGAATTTCTTGAAGGACAGAGACAAAGCAACTATAGAGAAAGGAAATATACTTAGTGATGGGTATGGTCTTTCACCACAATTGGTAGCTAGAGATTCATGGCTAACAACAGGAGCAAGAGCTTTATATTTCTATCTATCCAGTTTTGCAGGAGCAAGTGGGACATGTTATCCATCTAGGGATATTATGACTCATGAACTTGGTATAAATAAAGATACTTTTAGTAAATACCTAAATGAACTAAAGACGAGTGGTTATATAAAAGTATATAAAAATAAAACTAGGGAAGGAAGGATGCAAAATAATATATATGAGGTAGTATTTGATAGAAGCTATATAGAAAGTCATATATCCATTAGATGTAAGAAAGAAAATAAAAAAAAACCATGTCCGAAAAAAGCAGACATGGAACCATGTCCGAATTTACCGGACATGGTTCAACCGGACATGGAAAAGTCGGACACTATAAGTAACAGTATTATAAATAACAGTTTTAAAAGTAGTATGTATATAGAGCAAGCTGTGGATAACTCTTTAAAAGAATTTAAGAAGCTATATGAAGAAAATATAGGAGTAGTATATCCAGTCACAGCTGAATGGTTATTAGAAGTATCTAATGAAGTAGATATAAGAGTATTTAAAAGAGCTATAGAGATATGTGCTGAAAGAATGAATATGAATTTATCATACTTAAAAGGAATCCTTAAAAAGTGGAAGGATGCAAATATAACTACATATGAACAGTTAGAATCATATAAATTACAACATGAAAATAAAAAGTCAAAAAAAACCAATAGTGTAGTAAGCAAAAATAAGTTTGCTAATTTTGAACAAACATTTACTCAATACAGTAACAAAGAATTAGATGAAATTATAAAGAAAAGCCAAAAGGCTAAATTTAAATAATATTGATGGAGGTATTAAAATGAATCAAGTTGTATTAGTTGGAAGATTAACTAGAGACCCAGAACTCAAATACATACCAGGAACAGGTACAGCAGTAGCATCATTTACAATAGCTGTAGACAGAAATTATATAAATAAAGAAGGAAAAAGGGATACTGATTTTATACCAATAGAAGTAATAGGTAAATCAGCTGAATACTGTGCAAATTACATAACAAAAGGGAAGCTAGTAGCATTAGAAGGGAATATAAGAGTTGACAATTATCAAACTCAATCAGGTGAAAAAAGAATATTTACAAAAGTCAGTACAAAATCAGTACAATCATTAGAAAGCAAGAATAAATCGAGTAATTCATATAAAGAGAGTGTACAAGATGGAACCATAGGACTAGACCCTCAAGGATTTGAAATTATAGATGATGATGAGTTACCATTTTAATCTGAAAAATTAAATATGAGGTGAAATAAATGTTTAAAGTAGAAAGGTATTTTAGTGGCTCAGTAGTGGACAACCTTATTGAAGATGACCTTACATGTAGAAACTACTTAGCATTATATTGTTGTTTGTTGGGAATTACAAAAAATGGAAAAAAGATATATCCTAAGCCAGAAAAAATGTTAGCTGAGTTTGGAGTAAAGAAGGACAGAAAAATAAAAAAAGAGTTACCAGTAAGAATTAGAAATGTTAATACAGGGGAAGTAAAAGAATTTGAGTCTATAGATGGTGCAGCCTGTTTTTTAAGATTAAAATATCAAGCAGTTTATCAAGCTATTAAAAAGAAAACTAAAACAAGAAGTGGCTGGAAAGTTGAATACATTAAGGAGGAATAATGGAAGTTTCAAGGACAGAATATACAATTAAAAGAGCAAAAGAGTTATATGACAATGGAGAGGATATATTTATTGCTATAGATAAGGCTAGAGAAAAATATGAGGAGATGATTAAAAGTGAATATCTTAGCTAGTGTGATATTAGTAATAGGAAGTTTTATAGCTGGTAGAGTTTATGAGTATAGATTGAACCTAAAAGGGTGTGAAAATTGTGATAATAAGAAGGTGCAAATATGAATGTATTAAGTCTATTCGATGGAATTAGTTGTGGTCAAGTTGCTTTTGAGAGAGCTAGAATAAAAGTAGAAAATTATTTTGCAAGTGAAATAAAAGAGATTGCGATTAAAGTAGCAATGAATAATTACCCAAAAACAATACAACTTGGAGATGTAAGAGAGCTAAATGTAAGTAAAATCCCTAAAGTAGATATTCTTATTGGCGGAAGCCCATGCCAAAATTTAAGTAAAGGAAGATTAATAGCTAATAAAATACAGGATGGATTAACTGGAGATAAAAGTAATTTGTTTTGGGAATATATAAGAATTCTAAAACAATTGAATCCAGAATATTTTCTTTTAGAAAACGTAGTGATGCCCAAAAAAGATGAAAACATGATAAGCCAATTGTTAGGAGTTGAACCAATCAAGATAAATAGCAATTTAGTTAGTTATCAAAATAGAGACAGATTATATTGGACAAATATTTTAAATGTTCAACAACCTAAAGATTTAAAAATTAGTTTTCAAGATTATAAAGATACTAGTTTTGATTATTGCAAAGAGTTTGAAATTAAAAAAACTCCAAGTAGAGAAAAAATGTGGGGTAATGGTTTAAATGGAAATTGTAAGAATGTAACATATGAAGACAAAATAAACTGCGTAACATTAAAACAAGATAGATTTAGTAATTCAGGTTTAGTAGAATTTGGGTCTTTCTGCAGATACTTAACAACTAGAGAATTAGAGTTAGCGCAGACGCTACCAGTTGGATATACAAAAGGTTTGAGTATAAGACAAGCACAAAATGTCATAGGTGATGGTTGGACAATAGATGTGATAGCACATATTTTATCAAATATTAACTAGTTCTTTATATATAAATTATTATTGAAGCGGTTAGCTATCATGATACTTGTAGCAGTAAGTTTTATAGCTGGTAGGGTTTATGAGTATAGATTGAATCTGAAAGAGTGTGAAAATTGTAATAACAACTATCCTGAAAAATGAGAAAGAAGTGGTTTTATGAATAAAAGAATAATTTGCAATTGGTGTGGTAAATTATTTTACATCCCAAAACAGTCTAAAAAAATTTACTGTTGTAAAAGATGTGAGAGAAAGGCTAAGAAAAGCAATAGAGAACAGCAAAATTAATTTTAAACAATAAAACTATGGGGGAATAGCAATGAATAAGTTTCAAAAAGCAGTTTCTCAAATGGTGAAGCAAGAGGAAAAAGAAAACTTGTTGCAAGGATATGAGAATTGTATAGTAGGTAGAAGTATATCAAGTTCCATAAGAAGATATGTAAAAGGGTTTGAAAAGTTTGGATATAGTGTACATGAGGTTTATGAATTTATAAACGATATTAATAAGTATGAGTAACTTTAAGTGATAAAGGAAGTATTTGATTGAGTAAATACAATAATAAGAAAATTGTAATAGATGGAATTAAATTTGATAGTAAAGATGAGTCAGAGTATTATTTATATTTAAAAGAAAAAAAGGAAAATGGAGAAATAAAAGACTTTGGACTTCAACAAAAGTTTGAACTACAACCTAAATTTAAAAAAGATGGGAAAAGCTATAGAGCTATTACATATACAATTGATTTTGCCATATACAAATGGAATGGTGAAGTCGTTTATATAGATGTGAAAGGGTATAGTACACAGCAGGGTGAACTTAGAAAAAAGCTTTTTGACTATAAATATCAGGACAAAAAATTGATATGGATTGCTAAAAGCAAAAAATATGGGGTAGATGGTTGGATAGAATATAGTGAACTTAAGAAAAAGAGAAAAGAAAATAAGAAAAAGGTAGCTTAAATAAATAGGAGTGATGTTATGGCAAGTAAAGTTAAAAAGGAGTTTTTTATGGCAACTAAAAAACACCTTGAGAACTACAAACAACTACATATTAATATTGAAAGTCTAAAACTTCAAATAAAAAATCTCAAAGAGTTCCATTTAGGTGATTTTATGCAAGGTTTAAGCTATGACAGCATTCCCATAAGTAAGACTAATTCAATAAGTAATCAAGTTGAAAATGAGTTAATTAATCTTGAAGAAAAGATAATAGAAAAGCAGATAGAATTATATGAAATGGAAGCACTAAAATATACAATAGATGTATCCATAAGTAATTTAAAACCTATACATAAACAAATTATAAGGTATAGGTATATTGAAGGCTTAGAATGGAGTTTAATAGTTGATAAAGTATACTTAGAAGAAAGACAATTAAGAGAAAGAGCTAATCAAGCCATTAGTTCAATATCAATAGCCTTATTTGGTAAAAAAGCATTAATAGAGCAAGAACCATTATTTAAGATGTTAGATTTATAGGCAGTTAATAACTGTCTATTTTTTTTGTGAAAAAGATATATGGAAGTTATTGACAATATCACGCATACGTGATATTATTGAAGTATAGAAAGGAGGCGAAAAGAAAGTGGCTAAGAAAATAAAAGAGTTCAGAAAACTCATAAAAGAATTAACTGAACTCGTACTCGAAGTTGGCACACTATTAGCAGTCATCAAAATGGTAATAGATAGCCTACATTAGTAAAATGTTAAGAGTGGAAGTTGCACCTTCCCTCTTAACTAAATTATAAAACATAGTCACTAAAAATACAATGAATAAGTATAGAGAGTTAACATTTGAATTATTGAAACTACTGTATGACACTATTAAATTAATTGGAGCATCAATATTGTTATATTATGTTATTAACTCAATTTTCTAGCAATGATTAGGAGGTATTTTATGAATCGATTTGAAGGTATTTATAGCTTTGCAGAAGCAACAAAATTATGGGATTTGAAAGATTCTACACTTAGAAAAGCAGTTGCGACAGGCAAATTAGTTGAAAATATTGATTGTAAAAAGTTTGGTCGTGATTGGGTAGTAACTATTGAAGCAATGGAAAGAGAATATGGAAAATTAAATAATATAATGAAAGACCTAGATTAAATTCTAGGTCTTTTTATTGCCGCTTTTCTGCCGATTTTACAATTTAAAATGTGAGATAATAGTATTGTGGAAATGAATATTTCTCTCTCAAAACTAAATATATGTGGGCTAGGTTAAGGGATTCGCCTAGCTTATATGAACAAACTAGGCAGGGCATGAGGATGCTGTAAGTTCAATTCTTACTATGTTCAAACTTATTAATACACTATATGTAGATATGCTGGATTAAAACGGAATTTAATTCAAATGTCTAAAAGAGTGGGGCTTGGTAACCTCACTCAATTTGCAAGGACTGGTGTGTAATCTTAGGTTCGATTCCTAAAACTTGCTCCCTTAAATATAATATGTATCCCCAAAAAAAGGCTTAGATTAAATTCTAAGTCTTTTTTTAATAATTAATGTAGATAATAATATTTATTGCTAAAATGATGTACAAATATGATAATATAAATTACATAAAGATATATAAATAGAGGGGGATTATAAATTTGTTAAATGAAAAGAATCTAAAGAACATAAAGAATATATTACAAATGGTACAAATGAAACACCTTAAAGATTTTGAAAATTGGGGAATTAATAAACGAAAAAAAGAAACTGCTATAAATAGCTTGATAAACATAATACAAAATGATGGAGAAAAACTAGATTATTTTAAGGAATGGATATCAATCTTTACAATAGATGGTCATAATAATTATTATGTTTTTAATTACAATGATTCTGACTTGGAATTGGAAGATTTAAAAAACATAGTAGAAGATATAGTAAGTGAAAATTTATTGGAGATTGATACTAGTGATTTAGAAGAAACTAAGGTCATATATAAAAAAAATGATGTCATAAACAAAAGATTGATTATAAGATTTATTTCTCCAGCTTTAATTAGCTGTAAAAATGAAAATGAGAATGGGAATATAGAATCTGGATTAGAAAAAACTTTTTATTTTGCAACTTTATTTCTAGACTTAAGTTTGAAACAAATAATAGTTTCTATACCACATACTGTAGGTATAAAAAGCATAGATAATATAGAGGCTAAAGCAAGAGATTTCTCAGAAATAGCAAAATATTATGTATCAAAATTAGAAGATTTGTTAACTACTTATAATATACAAATAGAAAAATACAATGATTGGATATATGATGCTACATATGAGCTTGCTGAGGAAGGCAGTGCTCATAATAATCCTGAGATAAACAAAAAATATGAAGAAAATATTGATAAAATAGATGAATTCGCAAAAAAGATAGCTATTGCTTCTGGAATAACTGATAAGGCTATAATAGAAAATTTCAAAGAGGGAGTGGGAATACTCTATGAGAATATTCTAATAGACGAATTTGGTGTGGTAGAGGATGAAAATCAATACAGTACTTTTGTGCAAAATGGTGATGGAGTAAATTCATACTGTAGAGTTGGGTCTAAAACAGCAACCCTAAAATCAGGAAAGGGACATGCTATAGCCAAGACATCTAGAAACAATGAGGATGTCAAGAATTTAGGTGTCATGAAATCATTCAATGGAACTTTATCCAGATTTTTAATTGAAGTCTTAGATAAAGAATTATATTTAATAAGAACAGACACTTCTAAATTTATAGAAGAGAGGGTGATTTATGATGTTATACGAAAAGTTGGAGAATATAAGTATACTTTTAGGAAATCAGAGTAAAGCAAAATCTATAATAGAAGAATTAGAGAAATTAATGAAGAGTGATATCATTACACCAAGATTGCTGGCCAGGAAAACTAAAGTTACACTTTTAGAGGCTACAAGAGTTCTTGAATTTTTAGTTAAAGAAAATGAATTAGAATTTTTTATTGTTGTTGAATGTTCTAATCCAGATAGCGTATATGAAAATGAAATAGGTCACTATAAATACTTCACTTCGATAAAAGAATTCAATGCTTTTTCAAAAGGACAAGAATGCCCAATATGTGGATGTGGTTATAAATACAACTTTGAAGATACAAAAATAGGCTTTAGAAGATTGGAGAAGTGATACAGTGAGTCTAGATACCTTAAAAGAATATCTAAGCATATGTGATGATAATTTAATTTGGGAGCCTTTTTATGATGACAGTATGCTATTAGACGAATTCTCTAATTATATAAAAGAAATAGAATTATCTAAGGAATGGAATAAATCTAAAAATCATGAGAAAGGAAAAATTTTAGAACAATTAGTAAGATTTATAATGTCTAGATTTACAATATTAAGTGATATATCTGTAAATAAGTCTACAACAGATAATGAGCTAGATGTTTTTGTTAAGTTTAATGACAACATACCAATACCATTCTTATGTAATATAAAATCAAAAATAGTATGTGAATGTAAAAACTGGAAAAGTAGAAAAGTGGATGTAGGAATGGTATCTAAACTAGCAGAAATATGCAATAAAAATAATGCGGGATTGGGCATATTTATTTCTTTAAATGGATTGACAGGTAAGGGGTGGCAATATGCTGAAGGAAAAAGAAGAAAATTATATTTATCAGATAAGATGCCAATAATATCGTTTACAGTAGATGAAATAACGAAATTAAAGTATAAAAGGTATAATCTTCTGACTATGATAAAATGTAAAATGCAAGCATTAATAGATGAGATGGAATTTGCTGGAGGAGAATTAAGATTATTAGAAAGTGAACTTGGATTTATAGACTGTTTAAATGAAAATATAGAATCTTTGAAAATGTTGGGTTTAATAACCGAAGTTGAATATAACAATATTAAAGTAAGAATCAATCATAGATATGATATTGTAAACTGAGAACTCCAAACGAGTTCTTTTTTTATTCCCAAAACGACAAACAAACGAGGTGGTGGTGTGCAAGATGTGAAAGAAAAAGTAAAACAAGATTACCTAAAAGGTATGAAACAAAAGGAAATATCAGCAAAGTATGACATTAGTTTAAATACTTTAAAGTCATGGATAAAAAGATACAATTGGGCTAATGAGAAAAAGAAGGGTGCACCTAAAAATAAAAGAGGTGCACCCATAGGTAATAAAAATGCCACTGGTCCTCCTGGAAATAAGAATGCTGAAAAATTTGGTTTCTTCTCAAAATACTTACCTGAAGAAACCCAAGACTTAATTAATGAGATAAAGGATAAAGATAAATTTGATATTCTTTGGGAACAGATAACAATACAATATGCAGCAATAATAAGAGCACAAAAGATAATGTATGTTAAAGACAAGGAAGAAATGATTAAGGAATTAAAGAAATATGAAAGCACAGAAAATGGTGAGAAGATAGAGTATGAATTTCAATTTGCATGGGATAGGCAAGCATCTTTTCTTAATGCACAGAGTAGAGCAATGAGTGAACTTAGAAGTTTAATTAAACAGTATGATGAAATGATTCATAAGGATTGGAATTTGGCTACAGAGGAGCAGAAAACAAGAGTTGAGAAGTTGAAATGTGAAGTTGATAACCTAAGTAAAGATGATATTGGAGATGATGAGTTGAAAATAAGTGTAGATTATGGTGATAGAAATGATAGTTAGAATAGATTTTAATCCAGATTTCAAGGAAGCCAATTTTACTAAAAAAAGATACAGAGCAATGAAAGGTTCAGCAGGGAGTGGAAAATCTGTTAATGTAGCACAAGACTATATACTAAAGTTAGGAGATAAGAAGTATCAAGGAGCTAATCTATTAGTAGTTAGAAAGTCAGAAGCTACACATAAGTATTCAACGTATGCAGAGCTTACAGGAGCTATAAATCGTATTTATGGTAAACAAGCTGATAAGTATTGGAAAACTACTTTAAATCCTTTAGAAATTAAGAGTAAAGTTACTGGTAACTCTATAATTTTCAGAGGAGTTAATGATGCAAAACAAAGAGAAAAATTAAAATCAATTAACTTCTCGAAAGGAAAATTAACATGGGTTTGGTGTGAAGAAGCTACAGAACTTATGGAAAGTGACATAGACATACTAGATGACCGTTTAAGAGGTATTTTAACTAATCCTAACCTATACTATCAAATGACATTTACATTTAATCCAGTCTCAGCTACTCATTGGATAAAAAGAAAGTATTTTGACTATAAAAATGATGATATATTTACTCATCATAGTACTTATCTACAAAATAGATTCATAGATGAGGCTTACTACAGAAGAATGCAAATGAGAAAAGAGCAAGACCCAGAAGGGTACAAAGTCTATGGTCTTGGAGAATGGGGAGAAACTGGTGGAGCAATACTTAAAAATTATGTTATACATGAATTTCCTACAGAATCTGAGTATTTTGACAATATGAGGTTATCACAAGACTTTGGATTTAACCATGCAAATGTAGTACTTAGAATTGGCTTTAAGGATGGAGAGTTATATATATGTAACGAAATATATGCACATGAAATGGATACCTCAGAAATCATAAAGATTGCAAATAGTATAGGTTTAGAAAAGACTCTATTTATGTACTGTGATAGTGCTGAACCAGATAGAATTAAGATGTGGAAGAGTGCAGGATATAAAGCTAAAGGAGTTAAAAAAGGACCAGGAAGTGTTAAAGCTCAAATAGATTATTTGAAACAATTAAGAATACATGTACATCCTAGTTGCACTAATACCATAAAAGAAATACAACAATGGAAATGGAAACAAGATGAAAGAACTGGATTATATCTTGATGAACCAGTTGAGTTTATGGATGATGCAATGGCTGCGCTTAGATATTCTATAGATAATAAGCTTAAAAATAATGGAATAAGCTTCTTAAAGTAAAGGAGGTGTTAAATATTTATATAAGTGAAACAGATTTAATAAAAGTTCAGTTAAAAAAAGAGAGCACCATTAACCTAGTAAAAGTCATAGAACACTACATCTTAAAGCATAGACCAGAAAAATATAAACAAGGAGAAGAATACTATTATGGTAATACTGATGTAAACAATAAGAGAAGATATTATCTCTTAGATGGAGCTAAGGTTGATGATTTTACTAAAGTTAATAATAAAGCAATTAACAACTACCATAAGCTTTTAGTTGACCAAAAGGTAGGCTATAGTGTCGGAAATCCCATAGTATTTAATGCAGATGATGATAATCTCACTAAGCTTTTAAATGACTTACTAGGAGAAGAGTTTGACGATACAATAACAGAACTATATCTCAATGCTAGTAATAAAGGGGTTGAATGGTTACATCCATATATTAATAGAAAAGGTGAGTTTAAATATGTAATAATTCCAGCTGAAGAAGCAATTCCTATTTGGGATAGTAAAAGACAGAGGGAATTAGTTGCATTTATTAGGTTTTATTATATTGAAGATATAGATGGAAATAAAATAAAAAGAGTTGAGTACTACACAGAAAATGACATAACTTACTTTATTGAAAGAGGTAATAGTTTTATTCAAGAATTTTTATATGATGAATATGGAAAAATGACTGATATACAAGAAGGTCATTTTAGAATAAATAACAAAGAACAGGGATGGGGTAAAGTTCCATTTATACCTTTTAAAAATAATGAAAAGTGTGTCTCAGATTTAACTTTCTATAAATCATTAATAGATATATATGACAATAATATTTCTACACTAGCAGATAACTTAGATGAAATACAAGAGGTTATTTATGTATTAAAAGAATATCCAGGAACAAGTCTACAAGAGTTTATAGATAATATAAGATACTATAAATCAATTAAAGTAGATGGTGGAGGTGGAGTTGATAAACTAGAGATAAATATACCAGTTGAAGCTAAAAAGGAGCTTCTTGATAGATTGGAAAAGAATATAATTATCTTTGGTCAAGGAGTTAATCCAGAATCTCAAAACACAGGTGACAAATCGGGTGTAGCACTTAAATTTTTATATTCACTACTTGACTTAAAATGTTCTAAGACTGAAAAGAAGTTTAAAAAAGCAATTAGAGAGCTTTTATGGTTTGTGTGTGAGTATTTAAAGATAAGTGGTAGTAAGAGCTATGATTATAAAACAGTTCAAATTACTTTTAATCACTCTATGATAATAAATGAAGCTGAAAAGATAGATATGGCAGCTAAATCAACTGGAATTGTATCAGATGAAACTATTGTTTCTAACCATCCTTGGGTCGAGGATGTTAATGACGAACTTGAGAGACTTAAAAAACAGGAAGATACTCAAAAAGAGTATGATGATTTAATTCCTAATAATCAAGATGGTGTTATAGATGAAACATAAAGATTATTGGAGAAAGAGATTTGAACAATTAGAAGAAGCTCAAAATAACAAAAGTGTAAAATATTATCTTGAATTAGAAAAGCAATATAAACTAGCTATAAATAGTATAGAAAAAGATATATTAGCATGGTACAACAGATTTGCCAAAAATGAAGGAATATCTTTATTAGAAGCTAAGAAACTACTAAATACAAGAGAACTAGAAGAGTTTAAATGGAGTGTTGAAGAATATATTAAATATGGTAAAGAAAATGCTATAAATCAAAAGTGGATGAAAGAGTTAGAAAATGCTAGTGCAAGAGTTCATATAACAAGGCTTGAAGCTTTAAAGTTACAAATACAGCAACAAGTAGAAGTTTTATATGGAAATGAACTTGATGGTATTGATAAACTAATGAGAGATATTTATACAAGTGGATACTATCATACAGCTTTTAATGTTCAACAAGGAGTAAACGTTGGTTGGAGTTTAATGAGTCTTGATACTAATAGAATAAATAAAATTATCTCTAAACCATGGGCAATAGATGGATTAAACTTTAGTGAAAGAATTTGGGGTAAGTATAGACCTACTTTAGTAAATGAACTACATACTAAGCTAACTCAATCAATTATTAGAGGTGAAAATCCAAAAAATTTAGTAAATGACTTTGCTAAGAGATTTAATGTATCTAAATCACAAGCTAAGAATTTGATAATGACTGAATCAGCTTTCTTTGCATCAGCAAGTAGAAAAGATTGTTTTAGTGATTTAGAAGTAGAGAAATATGAGATTATTGCTACATTAGATTTAAGAACTTCAAATATATGCAGAGAGTTAGATGGAAAAATATTTGATATGAAAGATTATCAAGTTGGAATAACAGCTCCACCATTTCATTGTCGTTGTAGGACAACAACAGCTCCTTGGTTCGAGGATGAAGAAGGCTATAGAGCAGCAAGAGGAGAAGATGGAAAAACATATTATGTACCATCTAGTATGAAGTATAATGAGTGGTATGAGAAGTATGTTAAAAATAATAGTAAACAAACTGGTGCAAAATATACTAAAGGTGATATCGAGTGGAATATAAGAAGAGAAGAAGAAGCAGAACTATATTACGATAATATTAGAAATAGAAAAGATGATATTTCCAAAATATCAAAGAATACAAATTGGTCAGAAAAAAGTATAGGTCAAATTAAAAATCATATTTTCTACAATACTCATATAATGAGAGATGGAACTAGACGTATGTTGGATTCTGACTATAGTATGTCAGTTGCTTGGCAAAGACTTATAAATGGTACATACGAAGATATTGATATTCTCTTATTAAAACATGAATACCTTGAAAGTATATTTGAGAAAAAGTATAATATAAGTAACTTAGAAGCCCATAGAATGACTGAGAAAAAGCATGATTGGTATAAAGAATTAATTAAACAGAAAGGAGAGTTTGAAGAAGATGATTGTCTTAATGAACTTATTAGAAAAGAATAATGAATATGTTATATATAGTTATGGATATGAAGAAAATAAGCTTGATGGAAGAATAAAAATATATTTAGATGATTTTTATAATTATGAAATAATAAAAGAGTCAAAAGATGAACATATAAGTAAATCAGCAACGTTAAAAGCTATTTCTAAACTTATAAAAGCTGCTAAAAATAACGATTTGAAAAAAGAAATGAGTTATCAATGTTAGAAGCACTTACTGAACAATAAATTAGTAGGTGCTTTTATTATGTAAAAGTTTAAAAAAGTAGGTGATTTTAATGTATATATTAACTCAAGTTATAGCTGTAGTTTGTGTAGTACAAATCTTTATTAATTGTATTGCTAATGTCAATGTAGGTATTCTTTGCAATAAATTAAAAGAAAAAAATGAAGCTAATATAGATAAAGTTTCTGATGAAATTCTAAAGAGAGTAGGAGAAGAATTAAATGAATCACTAGACAAAAGTCTTTAAAGACTTTTTTTATTGTGTAAAAAATGAAAGGAGATATTTAAAAGATGGATTGGTTAAAAGAATTGCTAGAAGGAATAAAAATAGAAAATAACAAAATTGATGTAGTTTCTCTTCAAAAATCTATAGAAAAGAAAATAAAAGAGACTACAATTACTCAAGAAGATTATACAAATCTTGAAACACAGCTTAATACAGCTAATGAAACTATTAAAAAGTTTGAAGGAGGTATGACAAAAGAAGATGTAGAGAATCTAAAAACAACTTATGAAACTGATAAGAAAACTTTGGAAGAAACTTACAAAAAAGAAATTGAAGAAAAAGATTTTAATTACTGGTTAGGTGATGCTTTTAAATCTGTTAAATGTAGAGATGAAATAGCATTAAAAGCTCATTTAGATATAGAAGCACTAAGAAATAGTAAAGACAGACAAAAAGCTTTTGAAGAGCAAATAAATCCTTTGAAACAGGATAAAGATTATTTGTTTAATGCAACACTAGAAGGTGAAGAACCTAAAATAGATACTATAACACCAGGGCAAGAGCCTAAGATAAATGATTTTGGTTTTAATTTTACTGGGGTAAGACCTCATGAAAATAATAATAAATAGGAGGAAATAAAATGGCAGCACTAAATTATGCAAAAGAATATTCAAATGTTTTAGCACAAGCATATCCTTATACTTTAAACTTCGGGGATTTGTATGCAACACCAAATAATGGAAGATATAGATGGACTGGTTCTAAAACAATAGAAATACCAACTATATCTACAACTGGAAGAGTAGATTCAAACAGAGATACAATAGCAGTAGCTCAAAGAAACTATGATAATGCTTGGGAACCTAAGGTATTAACTAATCAAAGGAAATGGTCTACATTGGTTCATCCAGCAGATATAAACCAAACTAATTATGTGGCTTCAATAGGCAATATAACAAAAGTATATAATGAGGAACAAAAGTTTCCAGAGATGGATGCTTACTGTATATCTAAAATATATGCTGATTGGACCGCATTAGGTAACACAGCAGATACAACTGTTCTTACAACAGCAAACGTATTAGAAGTATTTGATAAGTTAATGGAAAAAATGACAGAAGCTAGAGTACCTGAAAATGGAAGAATATTGTATGTTACTCCAGTAGTAAATACACTTATCAAAAATGCAAAAGAGATACAAAGAACAGTAAATATAAAGGATGCAGGAACTTCTCTTAATCGTCAAACAACTGATATTGACACAGTTAAAATAATTAAAGTACCATCTAATCTAATGAAAACTGCATATGATTTTACAACTGGATGGAAAGTAGGAGCAGGAGCTAAACAAATCTTTATGTCCTTAGTTCACCCAAGTGCAATAATTACACCTGTTTCTTATCAGTTCTCTAAGTTAGACGAACCAACAGCAGTTACAGAGGGAAAATTCTTCTACTTTGAAGAAAGTTTTGAGGATGTATTTATATTAAATAAAAAAGCTGATGCAATACAATTTGTTGTTGAAGCATAGAAAAAGGAGTGATATATAGTGCCACAAGTAAAAAAACTAAATAGAATACTAACCATAGAAGAATGTAAAATAGATGATTTCTTAGAGATGGGATATGATTTGATAGATGAAACTGGTAAGGCAGTAAAGTATGGCAAGTCATTAAGTGTAAAAGATTTAATAGCTGAAAATAATATTTTAAGGTCAAAAGTTGAGTCTTTAGAAGAAGAAAATAAGCAGCTTAAAGAGAAAAATAAACTTACTAAAAAGTAGGTGAAAATTATGGAAAATAATATAATTGATGAAATAGAAAAAAGACTTGAAAGTTTTGGATATATATTAAAAGATGGAGATAAGTGGTTAATAGGTTTTGTAAGAGAAAAAATAGAAAATATTATTAAACTAGATTGTAATATAAAAACTATGCCAATTGAATTGAAAGAAATTGAAGTTGATATGATAGTTGGAGAGTTCTTATTTACCAAGAAAAATATGGGTCAATTAGATATAGAAAGCATTAACTTTGAAGCTGTAGAAAAGTCTATATCAGAAGGTGATACAAAGGTAGATTTTGCTATAGGAAGTGGTTCTCAAACACCAGAACAACGCTTTGATAGCTTAATAGCTTATCTTACTACTTATGGCAAGAATAAGATATTAACCTTTAGGTGCTTAAGATGGTAAGTAAAACTAGAAAAGCAATAGAAATGTTATATAGAGATAAATGTACTATAGTTGAGTATCAGCCAATTAAAGACCCTGTAACAAAACGAACTAACAATAAAGAAGTGATTGTATTAGAAAATCAACCATGTAAACTTTCATATAAAAATATAGTTTCTGCTACAGAAGGGAAAGTAGCTAAGCTAGAGCAAACTATTAAACTCTTTATATCTCCAGATATAGAAATTAAAGCAGGTTCAAAACTTATTATAAATGATAAAGAGTATGTAAGAAGTGGAGAATCAGCTATATATCCAAATCATCAAGAAATAATACTTGAGTTATTTAAGGATAAAGCATAATGGCTAGATGGGGCAGTGTTGATTTTAGAGAGTTTAAAAGAGTTTGTAAAAAGATGGAGGAGCTTACAAAGATTGATTTAGATAAGTTTTGCAAGGATGCAGCAAGAGAATTAGCAGCACGATTACTTGGGAAAGTAATTAGAAGAACACCAGTTGATACAGGATTCTTACGACAAGGATGGAATGGAGTGGCTTATGCTAGGTCGCTTCCTGTGTATAAACAAGGAAATAATTATATTATAGAGGTTGTTAATCCGACTGAATATGCCTTAACACAATGGGGCATATAAAACCCAGCAAAATCGGTAAACGCTAAGTGTAATAGTGTTACATTATAAAGTAGGTAGAATATGGACATAGAATAACTCTTGATTTATAATGTATAAAAGAGGTGATTTTATGGCAAAATTTTTAGATATTACAGGAAAAAAATTTGGAAGGCTAAGAGTCATTAAATTTTCTAAAGAGATAAAAAGTGGTAAAAGAAATAGAAAATATTGGTTATGTAAGTGTGATTGTGGAAATTTCAAAGAAATAAGAACTGACTCTTTAACTAGTGGCTTAGTACAATCTTGTGGATGTTTAAAAAAAGAACAAGATAAATTAAATTTAACAGACAAATACCAATTTAAAAAGAAATATAAGGTTCAAAATAAAAGACTTTACAGTATATGGAAGGGTATAATATCTAGATGTACAGATAAAAATAATAAAAGATACAATAGATATGGTGAAAGGAATATAATTGTGTGTGATGAATGGTTTTGCTATGATAATTTTGCAAATTGGGCATTGAGTAATGGATATTCAGAGAAACTTACAATTGATAGAATAAATAATGAAGGAAATTATGAATCAAGCAATTGTAGATGGGTGGATATAAAGACACAATGTAGAAATAGGTCAACAAATATATTAGTAAAGCATGAAGAAAAAGAAATTACATTGATAGAGCTTTCTGAAAAAACAGGTATTTCATATTCTTGCTTAAGAAGTAGATATTCTAAGGGATTAGTAGGAAATAATCTTATAGAAAAAGTTAAGATTATTGAAGAAAGCAGAGCTAAGTTATCTATTGAGGATGTAAAAGAAATTAGAAAAAAGTATTCTGATGGATATACAATAAAACAACTAAGTGAAATATATCCTGTAACATATTCATCTATATCAAATATAGTCCATAGAAGAACATGGAAAAATATTTAATTAATTATATATGCCAATACCGAGGAAAACCTATAGATTGCGAATAGGCTATAGGTTTCCGTAGAGCGTAGAGAGTGAATAAATATAATCTCTCCAAGAGTGCTGGGCAACTAAATAAAGTTTATTTTGTTGATGATGTACGCCGAACTTATAGGAAACTATAAGAGCTAGAGGATAAAAAGCCTTTAGGATAACAAAATGCATATGTTGAATATGGCCATAGAACTAAAGATGGAAAAGGTTGGGTTAAAGGACAACATTTCTTAACAATTTCAGAGATGGAACTACAAAGCCAAGTTGATAAGATTATAGAGAAAAAACTATTAATATTGCTTAAAGGAGTATTTGATGCTTAATAATATAATTGATGGAATATCTATTAAATTAGATAAAACATTTGGAGAGAGTTATACAATTTATAGTGAAGATGTGGAGCAAGGTATAAATGAACCTTGTTTTTTTATTGTTCCTTTAAATCCAAGCAAAGTATCCTATCCAAGTGGCAGGACATTAAAAAAGAACTCTTTTGATGTACATTATTTTCCAAAAAGTAATGATAAATCATTTGAAATAGATGAGGTAGCTGAGATGCTACTGGAGGAATTAGAGTATATAGAAATTGATGGAGATTTAGTCAGAGGTACAAATATGAACTTTGAAATTGTAGATAATGTACTTCATTTCTTTGTTGATTATAACTACTTTACTATAAAAAATAATGATATCAATAAGATGGATACAGTAGAGTTATTCGGTGGTTTGAAGAGAGGTGATAATTTTGAGTAAGACATTAAGTAAAGGAACCGATTACAAGTTTACTAAGGAGCAGATAGTTAATTCTAAGAAGTATATAAATAGAAAAGACTTATTAAATGCAATTTTAAAAGAAAATGAGTTATATTCCTTCTCAGAGGTAGAGGAAATAATAAATAGCTTTATGAAAGGAGTGAGTTAATTTGGCGTTAGGTGGAGGAACATTTGTAACACAGAATAAAATATTACCAGGTAGCTATATAAATTTTATCTCAGCTAAGAGGGCAACCAGTTCATTATCGGATAGAGGTATTGTTGCAATACCTTTAGAGTTAGATTGGGGCATAGATGAAGACGTATTTCAAGTAACCAGTGATGATTTTGAGAAGTATTCAGTGAAGTATTTTGGATATGATTATACTCATGAGAAGCTGAAAGGTTTGAGAGATTTATTCAAAAATATAAGGTTGGGATATTTTTATAAATTAAATAAAGGCGTTAAAGCCAGTTGTACTATAGCCACAGCAAAATATAGTGGTATCAGAGGAAATGACTTAAAAGTAACAGTTACAACAAATATAGATGATAATGCTAAGTTTGATGTTGTAACACTTTTAGATAATAAGAAGGTAGATACTCAAATAGCAAAGGTTATTACAGACTTACAAGACAATGACTATATCACTTGGAAGAAGGATGCAACACTAGAAGCAAGTGCAGGACTTGTATTTACTGGTGGAACTAATGGCGAAGCTGTGACAGGAGCAGAGTACCAAGCTTTCTTGGATAAAATAGAAAGCTATAGCTTTAATGCTTTAGGATGTTTGGCTACAACAACAGAAATTAAAAGTTTATTTGTAGAATTTACAAAGAGAATGAGAGATAAGGTAGGAGCTAAGTTTCAAACAGTACTATATAAGAAAAGTGATGCAGATTATGAAGGTGTAGTGTCTGTAGAAAATAAGATTAAAGATATTGGATTAGTAGAATCTAGTTTAATTTATTGGGCGGCTGGAGTTATAGCAGGATGCGATATAAATAAATCTAATACTAATAAAAAGTATGATGGTGAGTTTGATGTTGATGTTAATTATACACAAATACAACTTGAAGAAGCTTTAAAAACTGGTAAATTTATATTCCACAAGGTGGGAGATGAAGTTCATGTGTTAGAGGATATAAATACTTTTGTATCATTTACAGATGATAAAAATGACGATTTTTCAAGTAACCAAAGTGTTAGAGTACTTGACCAAATTGCTAATGATATTGCAACTTTATTTAATGAAAAGTATTTAGGTAAAGTTCCGAATGATAAGGCAGGAAGAATAAGTTTCTGGAATGATGTTGTTAAACACCATAAAGAATTAGAGAATATAAGGGCAATAGAAGATTTTAAAACTGATGATGTTAGTGTAGAGCTTGGAAATGATAAGAAAACTGTCATAGTATCTGATGCTGTTAAGGTAATAAATGCTATGAGTAAGCTTTATATGACTGTTTCAGTTAATTAGAGAGGAGAGTGATAATATGGCTCAAACAATAAATGCTAAAGATACAGTTAGTGCAAAGAAAGCTGAATGTTTTATAACTATAGAAGGTAAAAGATATAATTTTATGCAAGCTATAGATTTAGAGGCTAAAATGGAAAAAAATAAAAGTGAAGTTCCAATTCTAGGAAGAACAACAAAGGGAAATAAAACAACTGGGAGTACAAATACTGGAAGTGCAACATTTCATTATAATACTTCTATTTTTAGAGAATTACTTTACAGATATAAAGAAACTGGTGAGGATATTTATTTTGACATACAAGTTACAAATGAAGACCCTACATCTGCTGTAGGAAGACAGACAGTAGTACTTAAAGATTGTAATATGGACAGTGGAATAATTACTAAATTTGATGCTGATGGTGAGTATTTAGATGAAGATATGGATTTCACTTTTGAGGATTGGGAATTAGTAGAAAAATTTAATTTATTGGCAGGAATGGAGTAAAATACACATTTATAAATTATATATGTGTATTTTTTATATGAAAAATTAAAATAAAAGGAGATTAGAATAATATGAGTAATTTAAGTGCTTTTTTAAGTCAAAATGCAATAAAGGTTGATAATGTAAAATATGTAGCGAGTAACAGATTTTTAGATAAAGAAGGGAAACCAGTTGAATGGGAATTAAAAGTTTTATCATCTGAAGAAGACGAAGCACTAAGAAGAAAGTGTACTAAAAGAGTAAAAGTGATTGGTAACAATGGTAAGCATACTGGACAATATACAAGTGAAATTGACTACAATAGTTATGTAGCTGAATTATGTGTAGCATCTACAGTATTTCCAGATTTAAAGGATGCCGAACTCCAAAATAGTTATGGAGTAATGGGAGAAGCTCAGTTATTAAAGACAATGCTTACAGCAGGTGAGTATGTCAATTATACAGTAAAAGTGAATGAAGTCAATGGATTTGATACATCTTTTGAGGATAAAGTAGAAGAAGCAAAAAACTAATCAGAGGTGGCGATTTTGATGCTAGCATCACTCATTATTGTATTCAAAAATTAAAGTGGAAGCCAAGTGAATATATGAATTTAGAAGTTAATGAGAGAGCGTTAGCAGCCGCCTCAATACTTATAAAGATAGAAGATGAAGAGGAAGCAATGAAAGAAGCTGAAAGAGAGAGAAAGAGGGGACGAAGAAGATAGCAAAATAAAAAAATAAATATAGAATAGGTAAAATATGTAATAATTATATGTTATAATATTTTTAGCAAGAAGATGTAATCTACAATTTATAGAGTGGAGTTCATACTGGGATAAAACCTACTTCCTAATGAAAGGAGGTGGGAAGTATGAATAACTTTTTACTTAATGTAATAGCTGGCGTTATTGCTAGTTTAATATTTTGCTTAATTTGTAAAGTATTTCTAAAAGTAAAAAGCCACTCAACTCGTGGCAAGAGTAAAAGTGGCTGGGAATTTGATTTTAAAATCAAGTTCCATAAGTTCAAATAG